TTTATAGAAATTGCACCAGATGGTAGCAAAGTCACTAAGGTTTCAGGTAAAAACTATGAAATCTATCTAAATGACAATAATGTTCACATCAAAGGTGTTTGTAATATCACAGTAGATGGTGACGCCAATTTATATGTAAAAGGTAATGTTACAGAAAAAGTAGATGGTAATTTCAAAGCTACTGTCGGTGGAACATATGAGGTCACTTCTGGCGGCAATATGACATTGATTGCACCAACAATTAACTTAAATCCATAAAATTCGAAAATTTCGTCCGGCCTCCGAAAAAGTCCGGACGCAATCCAAGAATCCAAAAAGCGAATTTACTCCTAAGCTTAATAAATAAACAATGGCAAATTTAACTAAGATATACTCAGACATAGACTTCACGTTCTTACCTAAACCGGTAACGGCTGATGTCGCCTTGAGTTATGACGCTCAAGCAGTCATCAGGTCTATTCGTAATCTTTTGTTAACAAAGCACTATGAGAGACCATTCAATCCAGATTTAGGTTCAAACCTTGATGCTTTGTTGTTTGAAAACTTCTCACCACTAACAAACTCAAGTATTGAGAGTGAAATCAACAATATGATTAATAATTATGAGCCTAGAGCACAGATGCAGTATATCAATGTAAGTGCCGATGAAGGAAATAACAGGTACAACGTTACTTTATCATTTTATATACAAAATGCGACATTACCAACAACAGTAACACTTTTTTTAGAGAGAAATAGATAAAATGGCTGCAGCTAACTCTAATGTTCAAATTACGGACTTGGATTTTAATAATATTAAAACCAATCTGAAGCAATTTCTACAATCTCAACCAGTATTACAAGATTATAACTATGAAGGTTCAGCACTATCAGTGTTGTTGGATGTTTTAGCATACAATACACAATATAATGCTTATTATTTGAACATGGTAGCCAATGAGATGTTCTTAGACTCAGCCATTATGAGAAGTTCTGTTGTTTCTCAGGCTAAAGTGTTAGATTATACACCAAAGTCATCTATTGCACCATCAGCCACAGTCAATGTTAAAGTTAATCAAGTTTCTGATGCATCTCTAACATTGCCAAAGTTTACACATTTTTTATCTGAAGCAGTCAATGGTGTTAACTACAATTTTGTAACAACAGATGCACATACTGTGAATGTATCAGCCAATACAGCATATTTCACTGATGTACCTATCAAACAAGGTATACCAGCTTCTGTTTCTTTCACAGTAGATTCAACAAATAATCCAACATACACATATGAGATACCAGAATCTAATGTAGACACAACAACACTTCAAGTGGCAGTTCAAGTGTCGTCATCTAATACAGACTTTGATATCTATAATCTATCTACTAATTTTTTAACATTGGATAGTAATTCACTTGTGTATTTCTTGCAAGAAAGCTTGACTGGTACATATCAAGTTTATTTTGGTGATGGTATTTTAGGTAAAAAATTATCTGATGGTAATGTTGTTAAGTTATCTTATGTTGTAACTCAAGGCACATCATCGGCTGGTGCTAACAACTTTGTGTTGATGGATTCCATATCAGGTTACTCAAACACAACAATTTATCCTGTGTTCTCTGCATCACAAGGTGCTAATAAAGAATCTATTGCTTCTATCAAATATCAGGCACCTAAATCATATGCAGCTCAGAATCGTGCGGTGACTAAAGAAGACTATATCACATTGATTCAACAAAATACTTTAGGTATTTCTTTTGATGCAGTTAATGTTTGGGGTGGAGAACAAAATATACCCCCTGTATATGGCCAAGTATTTGTTGCTTTGAAACCAACAGGTGGATATTTGTTGACTGATACACAGAAACAAAGGTTGAAACAAGAAGTTATCAAGCCAATATCTGTATTGACTGTTGAACCTACAATTGTGGATCCAGATTACACCTATGTCAAAATTGTAACTAACGTATTGTATGATACAAAGAAAACCACATTGACTGCCAACGGTGTGGCCAATTTGGTCAAGTCATCTATCAGTAATTTTGCCACAACAACTCTAAACACATTCAATTCAACATTTTCTGTGTCTGATTTGATTTCTACAATTTCCAGTTCAAGTTCATCGATTGTTACAAGTGAAGTTAAGATACAATTACAGAAGAAATTTTATCCTAACTTGACCACACCAACTACATACAACTTCCACTTCAATGCACCTATACAAAAAGGAACATTTTTAAGTGGTATCAGTAGTTCACCTGCATTAAAGTATCCAACATCAACAGGTCTTATAGATGGCGTTTATATAGAAGAATTGCCAGCTCAAACACAAGGTGTGGATACTATTTCTGTTTTGAATCCAGGTTTTGGTTATCAGTTTGCACCAGCAGTTACAATTTATGGTGATGGTACAGGTGCAACTGCTGAAGCCGTTATCAATGCTGCAGGTTCTATCACAGCAATCAATGTATTAACATCAGGTAATAATTACACTACAGCTTATGCAACAATCACACCGGTAACAAATGACACTACAGGTCAACTTGGTGCTGCTGTAGTTAATCTACAAGGCAGATACGGTACGTTGGGATTGTATTATAATGATACAGTCTATGGCAAGACAACTTTAAGTACCAACATCGGAACAGTTGATTATACTAATGGTGTGATAACATTAACAAACTTCAATCCAACTCAAGTTGATAATGATTTAGGTCAGTTAACATTATCTGTGACACCAACAACTACAATCGTATCGTCTACATACAATAGAATCATTACAGTTGATCCATACGATCCAAATGCAATCACGGCTAATGTTGCTGCCAAGACATCATGATATCCAGTAATCAAAAAACATCGTTATTAATACCGTCACAACTTCCCTCTTTTATTAGGGAAAATCCTGACTATGCCAATTTTGTTTTGTTTCTTCAATCTTATTATGAATGGATGGAACAAAATGGCCAAGTTACAGAACAATCAAAAAATCTTTTAAACTATAAAGATATTGATACAACTTCAACCGAGTTTGTCAATTACTTTATCAATGATTTTCTACAATACTTTCCACAAGATGCATTGATTAGTAAGTCTACTGCAATTAAGGCAGCAAGACAGTTGTACAAAGCCAAAGGCACACCATCATCTTACGAGTTTTTGTTTAGAATACTATACAACTCCGATTTTGACGTATTTTATACCAAAGATTCTGTACTCAAGGCTTCTGCTGGTACATGGTATGTGGCCAAATCGTTGAAGTTGGCTACATTAGATCCAAATTTTCAAAATATCAATAACCTAAGATTATTTGGCGAAACAACAAAGTCGATTGCCACAGTTGAAAACTCAGTCAAAGCTGGCACAAAAACTGAGGTATTCATTTCCAACATTGAACGTTTGTTTCAATCTGGTGAATTTGTTCGTGTAGTTGATAATGCCAATCAAACGGTATTGTTTAATGGTCAACCATTAAGAGCTAAGATTGTTGGTCAGATTAGTCAAATCAAAATTGATCCTAACAATCGTGGTCTATTATATCAAGCTGGAGATCCAGTTATTGTTTATGGTGGTTTAAATTCTGCCAATGGTCATGGTGCTCAGGCATCAGTTGGCACCACAACATCAGGTTCAATACAGAATATCAATGTTGTCAATGAAGGATTTGGTTACACAAATTATCCAAATACCATACTTAATATCACGAATGCTCCAGGTGCTTTGGCATATGTTGGTTCTTTAAATCCAGCAGCCAACTCTGAAGCCAATGTGGCATATGTTCCATTAGACTCTATTGCTTTAAAACAATATATCACATTAGGTAATACAAATTATAATTTTGCTAATGTGGCCATATCAAATGCAAATACAAAATTAATTAACGCCTTTTCATTTCTGTCACTACAAACATATCCAATTTCTTCTGTATTGTTGGTGAATGGTGGTGGCGGAATTAAAGTTCCACCAGTTGTAACCGCAGAATCGAGATACCAAGATGACAATGGTGATTATGCTGATTTAATAAGCATCGGCATGTTATCACCAATACAAATCATTACAGGCGGCCAAGGATATCAAGCCAATGATACAATCGTATTTACTGGTGGTACTGGCTACGGAGCGCAGGCTAATGTACATACAGTAGATGCCAACGGTTCAATTACTTCAATTAAGTATGTAACAGATGGTTATCATCCTTTGGGTGGTATGGGATATAAATCAACATCACTACCTACATTAAATGTTAGTTCTGCCAATGTTCAAGCTTACGGCGCAAGTTTATATGTGCCAGGAATATTAGGCACAGGCGCAACTTTCTCAGTCGTTACAGATAGAACTGGTTCTGTTACAACTATTAACTTGATTGATCCTGGTGAAGATTACATTTCTACACCTAATGTATCACTCAAAGTAGAAGATATTGTTGTGGCTAACGTAAGTGTTGCTCATGTTCCACAATTTGGTGATGTTGTATATCAAGGTACAGACATATCAGTTGCGACTTATTCAGCAACAGTAAATAATGTAACTTTGTTGCAACCCAATGGTGATCCAACACTAAGCCTTTATAATCTAAGAGTGTTTGAATATAATAGTGTTCCAGACCCAACACAAGATTTAAAAGTGGTTGGCAAAAACATTAATATGGCTATGGCTAATACACAATTTAATTCAAATTATAATACAAATGGTGTTAGAATTTATGGTGACGGTAGAGCAAAGGCAAATGCTTCATTCTTAAATGGTCTTGTATTAAGTCAAGGTCAATACTTAGACAAGAGTGGTCAGCCAAGTTCTTATGATGTATTGCAAAGTTCAAACTACAATAACTTCACCTATCAAATTACGGTACAAAAAGAAATTGCTAAGTACAGAGACATACTATTGAATTTATTGCACCCAACTGGTATGAAAGCCTTGGGTCGTTATGCTTTGAATTCTAATACAAAATTCTCATCAACTGGTTATACAAGTTTAAGTACCGCTTATCCATTGGCTTACTATACAGGCAGCGAAAACTCTTATGTAACAATGAATCCAAATGGTGCAAATAGTTACAATAATGTGATTACCTTCCATGCCATGAATGGTGTTAGTGTTTTGAATACGATTGCACCAAATACATTGATATCTTTTACAACAGCCAATGGTAATGTATTCACTTCAGAGGTGGCAAGTTCTAATTTGTCAGCAAATTCAGTTACTTTCAAAGATAGTATATGGTTGGACATAACTGGATATAACTCCGGTATTCTTACGGCTAATGCTAACAATGTATTGATTTTTGGAACAAGTATTTTCAATTAAAGACAGATAAATAAAGACTATGACTACCACAAACCTACTCACTTATAACGCAAAAGTATCTTCGGTTGAACAGGTATATTTTTCACCTGTGGCTGTTGTGCCACCATATTATAGTATACCTTTGTCTTCAATATATTGTTTCTTATCTAAAGTGGATCCTTGGACAGACGATAACAATCCACCAGTACCAACACAAGACCAGAAATATATTAAACAAGTGTTTAAAAATATGTTTGTGGCCAAAGCCGTACAATCAAATGAATTATCACCAGTAATCAAAAGAGTGAATTGGACTACAGGTATCACATATGATTATTATCGTGATGACGTTGATATGTTTCAAACGAATGTTGATGGTAGTTATGTTTTAAATTTCTATGTGAAGAATAGATATGACCAAGTATTCAAATGTTTGTGGAACAATAATGCACAACCATCTACAATAGAACCATACTTTGAACCTGGTTCTTATGGCACGAACAATATTTTCCAATCTTCTGATGGTTATAAATGGAAATATATCTATACAATCGACTTGGGTTCAAAAGTTAATTTCATGGACACCAATTGGATGCCAGTACCTGTTGGTGCCAATACGCCAAATCCTTTAGTAACTTCTGCTGGTGCAGGTAGTCTAGATGTGATTAATGTAACGAATGGTGGTTCAGGATATGATCCAGCCAATGCGGTTATCACAGTTACAGTTACGGGTGATGGTTCTAATGCCACAGGTACTGCTGTCGTGTCTGGTGGAGCAATTACCGATATTGTAGTGACAAGTCCTGGAACTAACTATACTAAGGCAAATGTTTCTATTACTTCATCTTTAGGTTCTGGTGCAGTAGCCTTTGCACCAACTTCACCTATTGGTGGTCACGGTTTTGATCCCGTTTCTGAATTAGGTGCATCACATGTCATGTTTTCAATAGAATTTAAAGGTTCTGAAAATGGAATCATTCCAACAGACATCACATATCATCAATTGGGTATTGTAATCAATCCAACTACATTGCAGACCAATCCAGCTCCAGCAAACGGTTCAATCTACAAGACAACAACAGATTTGATTGTAGCTCCAGGTTTTGGTGTGTATGTAAATGATGAGATTGTTTACCAAGGTGATATCAATAATCCAACATTTACTGGTACTGTACTGAGTTTTGATGTGGCAAGCAATGTACTTAAGCTGATAAATACAACAGGAACATTAACAAACAATGCCTCAATATACGGCAAAGTTTCGGTAACAACAAGAACATTATTGACATATAGTGTTCCAAACTTTCAAATCTTCTCCGGATACATGTCATATATAGAAAATAGA